CTAAAGCGGTTATTAGCCGTGGGAAGCCAGAGCGTGTCATACCGGACGCCGTGTTGCAGTGCATCGCCTCTGGTAAGCCGTGGTACGAGATTCGTTTCAACAACGAGATGGAGCGACTCATCCGCACCGACAAGGTGAACAACCTGCTCAAGGTGCTCAATGCCATTGGTGCCATTGCCGGGTTGTACCCCGAGATCGTTCTGGCCGTTGACTGGTACAAGATGCTCGCCGACATCAACGACAATTTGGATGCCAATAACCAGATCATCTTAACGGCCGAGCAATTCAAGGCCGCGCTTACTCGCATCGAGCAAGCCAAACAGGTGGCTGCGCAAGCCCAACAAGCCCAAATGGGAGCGTCTGCCGCCAAGGACGCCTCTGTAGCTATCAAGAACCAAGCAGAGGCACGTAACACAAATGTCCGCTAATCCACACATCGAAGACGCTGACCTGCGCTCTGTACTCGAACGGGTACAGGAGCGCCGCGACGCGCAAGTCAAACATGAACTCATCGCCGAGGAGAACAAGGAAGAGTGGGCTAGAGCCGCCAACCGTATCTTCGCCTCCCCTGATGGGCAGCTTTTCATCAAGTACCTCCTCCGTGCGAGTGGGGTATTTCGCGTCGACAGCACACGCGACATGACAAAAATGTTGGAAGATAGGGGGGCACGCAACGTGTACCTCGGGCTTATCCGGCCCTATCTGACACCCGACTTGCGCATGCAGGTTGAAAACCAAAACTAAAGGACACGCTAATGCCTGATGCACCCACAACAGTGGATACTGCGTCGACGACAGCTTCTACCGAAACCGCGTCTACCAGTACCCAACATACCGTAGCAACCCCCGCAGCCGCCACCGGCAGCGAAGGCGCTCCGGCCACAACGGAATCCACAGCCATGAACACGGCCCCGCAATTCGCGGTACCCGAGTCGTACAAGGATAAACCGTGGGCCTCCAAGATTAAAACACCAGACGACCTGTGGAAACAGCTCGAAAACGCCCAAACGCTTATTGGCCGCCGTAACCCGGTTCCCAATTTCGACACCGCTACGCCCCAGGAGATCGAGGAGTTCCTCGGCCAAATGCGGCCAACCGATGCCAAGGCATATGACTTCTCTGGCGGCGAAGAAGGGTACACTCCAAGCGAGTTAGACCCGGCTTTCGCCGAGGCTCTCCATAAGGCTGGCCTCCCCCCGAAGATTGCCAATGGTCTCATTAAAGACCTGCGCGGCGTTATCACGAGCGCTGGTGAAAAGGCCTACGACCCGCAGGGCTTCCTCGATGAGATGGAGCGCACCTTCGGCAATGGATATGAGGTTAAGGTCAACCAGACCCGCCAGCTCGTTGAGAGCAACCTCTCCGCGACCGACAAGGCCGTCATGGAGAACATGCCGAACTCACAACTCGCTGTTGTGTTTCGCCTTGCGGCCAATCTCAATAAGGCCTATGGTGCCCGTGAGAGTGGTCTTGGTGGCGAACACAAGGCTGGCGGTGACGCCGGTAAAACCGTCGACGAGACGCGTCGTGACCTGCGCAAGCAGATTAGCGACCTCGACCGTCGGCCCCATGACGCGAGTGAAAAAACAGCTCTCATCGAGCGTCTTAACAAGACCTACCAACCACAAACCGCAAAACGATAGGATACGACCATGTCAAAAATCCGTGCTTATGAAGTCGCTATCAGCGGCTCCTACTTCAACTCCAAGGGCGAAGTCATCGACTACGTCACCAAGGGCGTTGTTCCCATGACCGAGAGCGAAGAACTCGCTATCTCGGCTGTACGTAACCGCTACGCCGCCATGTGGATCACCCTCGACCCCAAATACCCAGAACGCATTCTCGGCGTCCGTGAGGTCTACATTGATAGTATCAGCGAGACAGAGGCCGAGTTTAGCTTCGTCGGCAAGAACATTACCGATATGACCTACGAGGAAATCCAGGATCTGGCGACAGCTAAAGACCTGCGTGCGGTTCCCCTCTACAAGTCCGGCGGTCTTCGTGAAGCCCAAGGCCGCACCTATGCCGAGTACGGCAACAAGGTGTTGGGTATGAACATCGACTGGCGTGAAGCTGGCTTCAATGTGATGAAGCTACCACCCCTTGTGGTTGATGCTAACCCCAAGAAGACCAAAACGAAGACCCTCACCAATGAGGAAATCCTCGCCAAGGAGCAGGAAAACACAGACGGGGGTAAACCAAAGTTTACTCGCGCCGAACTCGAACCGCTCGCCAAGGACAACGGGATTACCTTTAATCCTGCCATTTCCGACGAAAAGCTCTACGACAAAGTGTTCGGTACGAACAAGGGATCTACCGTCGCTGCCTAATTGGTACGCACGTACCTATTGTAAGGTGTCCATAAATAGGTATATCCTACCTACACGTGGACACCTTTACTATATCTAGTAGTCAAGCCCAACAAAAATAGCCGCAAAGCGGTTAGAGGCCCCGCAAGGATACGCTTCGAGAGAACCCGAATTTCAAACTCAATGAAGGTATGAAGCAATGACTTCCCTCGCAATTTCTCCTAGCATTGACCAAGGTGCTATGCAGAATTTCCGCGACAGCTTCTTCGAGCTGGCGCAACAAAGCAAATCCCGTCTGGTAAACAGCAACATTTTTGTGTTCCTGCCGTCCAAGGGTAAGACCAACAACTTTGCCCGTATCGGTCGTGTCGAACTTGTCGAAGTGAACACCCGTAACCCCGATAAGGAATACGGCGACTACGCACTGGATAACCGCCAGTTCACCAAGCGTCGGTTCACCCGCACCATCCAAATCGATGCCAAGACCGACATCAACGAGCTGCTCAAAGACCCGACCAGCGACATCATCAAGCAGTTGAACAACGCTAAAGAACGCGTTATTGACCGCATCGGTATCGCTGCTGCCATCGGCCCTGTGCTCGTAGGTGCTCCTGATGCCGCCCCCTCCAGCATTACTGCTGCGCAGGACGGTGTTCTGACTGTGGATGCAACCGCTGGCTTTACCTATGGTAAGGTTCAGGAAATCACCGAAAACTTCATCAACAACGAGTTGGAATACTCGATGTTCCAGGGTTCCGTGGTTGCTATCACCGGCAAGGAAAACACCTCGTTGATGAACGAAGACAAGTTCATCAACAACTTCTACATCACCAGCAAACCCGTTGAAAAAGGTGTGATGGACAACGCTGGAACCTACCGTATGGAACTCTTCGCGGGCTCCAAGACCGGTGGTGTTCAAGTCGTCAACCCCATCCTGCCCGAAGGCACGACCACTCGTTCCTGTGTAGCCATGGCTCCCGAGTCTGTGGCCATCGCTATGGAACTGGCTGGCCTCGATGTAACGAAGTCCGACAAGAAGGTCAATTCCTGGGACATCACCATCGACTTCTGGATTAACGCCATGCGTACCGAAGGCGTTCGTGTTCAAATCGTCACGACCACGATGTAATCTCGGTAACAAAAGGAGAACCTAAAAATGGCTACTACTATCTACAACCAAGGCAAAGCCGCCAAGCCCAAGAACCCGTTCTATGTGACCGGTAAGCACCTTCAAACCGTGCAAAGCCGTTTGCTCGTCGATGTATCCGAGGCTGCCGCCAATGACGTTTACGTCTTGGCCGAGGGGCTGTCAGGTGCTGCCCGGGTGCACCGCATCCGTGCGGCTGTCGCCTCTGGCACGCTGACCGCGGCCAACGACAACGACATCGGCTTTTATAAGTACAAGTCTGATGGCACGTTGGTGGCTGTTGACAAGGACATTCTTGTCGACGGTGCGGACTACTCCGGTGGTATCGCGCTCGGTACCGACCTGCTTTCGGGCATGTCGGCCGCTAATGCAGTCAAGTCCATCGCCGAATTGCTCGGCGTGGGTGTCGACTCCGACCCGGTAGGAGGTTACGTTCTGGCTATGACCATGATCGTGGCGGCCACCACAAATGACCGCACGCTCGATTTCGACGTGGTCATCGAAGAAGCCACCCGCTAAACGGAGGCTTACCGAACGAGGGGGCGGCCCGCCCGTCCCCTCTTCTTTTAGAAAGGAGACCTTCATGTCTATCGCATCGAAGAACCAAATATGCGACATGTCTCTAAGCCACATGGGTAACTATGGCTCGGTTAATGACATCGACATACCGAGGGACTCCAAAGAAATCACGTTCTCCCTGTGGTACGACATCACACGCCAACAGGTTCTTCGGCTTATGGTTCCCAACTTTGCCATGCGGCGTCGTATTGTGGCCAAGGTAACCAACTACGTGCCCCCCTTCGGCTACAAGAACGCCTACGAGTACCCCAGCGACTGCCTCAAGGTTCTCGGGTTCGGTGAAATCGACGAGAAGAGTCGTAATTACGCCATCGAGGGCCCCTACATTCTTATGGACGACGACTACCCCGACGGGCTTCCGTTGCGGTTCATTTTTGACGAGGAGGACGTGTCGAAGTTCACTCCGGACTTCAAAACGCTTTTAAGCTGGTTTCTGGCGTCCGCAACCGCTATGCCCATCACGCAGAAGCTCACCATAAAGCAGTACGTCGACAGCCAGCTTCCGGCTAAGATTTCCGAGTGCAGTGGTATTTCCGCGCAGGAAAATCCGCCTATACGTGTCAGCCACTCCAAATTCCGGGATGCCCGGTACTTCACCCCCAGCCGTAACGGAGTGAAGCGATGAGTCTACTCAACGTCGTATCGGTACACAATAACTTTGCCCGGGGACAAGTCGACCACGACCTCGACGGGCGTTTTGATCTTCCGATATACACGGCCGGAGCGAAGGCATTCGAGAACTACATCTCCAATTTTAAAGGAAATGCCATATTTCGCACCGGATTTGAAAACACGCTCGCCTACCAGGATTGCGGCTTTATGGAGTTTCGGTTCTCCCAAAACCAA